AGCCCCTGGAATGAAACAGTGTTCCCAGGGGATGAGCTTACCTGTAGGATGTAGCCGTTTATCATGCTCACGTTAGTTGATGTCCCTATAGCAATCCTAAAGTTCGGATTTATGTTTGCAAGTTTGACGCATAGCGTATTTTGATTGGCCGCAAGTACCACGGTCGCGGCAAGAATAGAGGGCGAAGTTTGTGTCGCTACCGTGACCTGGAAAGTGCTTAGAGTGTTCCCCTCGGCCACAACATTGTGATTCTTGAAGTCATTGCCAGCGTATGCGGTACTGCCTAGAAATAGAAGTGCCGCTAAAATCTTAATTCTCATTTCAATCTCCTTTGCGTATTCATTCGCCCTAGAGGCCGCACCCCCCTTTGCTCGGAGGATGCGGCCCAACGGCTAACGAATCTTACGAGGCGATCTCGTGCGAGATGAGGACTCGCCCGGCTGACGGGTCAAGAACGGCTCCCGCCATGCGAACTTTAAACGCAATGAAGCTAGCGAGCTTGAAGGGATCGCTAGTCGTCGCGGCCGTCGGACGAGAGATGATGAACTTAACTGCTCCGTCAAGTTCGGCACCGCCCAAGCAACCTTCACCCAGAATCGTGGTCAACGAGCAAGAATGTGCGGCGACCCGATACTGCGGCTGGTTGTTCGACTCGACTAGGGCACACTGGTGAACCTCTCCCACTTGGTGCTTGTACATCGTGGTCTGCGGCAAACCTACCGTACCCTTCTGCCAGGACTTCCAATCGTCGTTCCCCATCATCGTCGCAAGAGCGTTTGGATGCGCGATAGCAAGGTACTTCCCGTTAGCCAGAGGCTTGGCGTTCAACCGCTTCATCTGATTGACGGCTTTGCGGATGCCGATGGGTCCAAGCCGTGCCGAGATGCTAGGCGCGGTAGAGGACACAGCCGACAACCGGACGACAGACGCAGCGAACACGACAGGCAGACCCCACTGCAAGCGGCCAGCTTCGGCAGTGCCGGTATTGAGTGAGAACGAGGATGCCCGCGCTGACATAAGAGCCGAGAGAATCTTCGTCTTGGTGTCGGCTAACTGACCGACCTGAATGCGGCCAGCCGCGCCCGACCCCTTGAATACGGCGTACTGGATTGCGTTATCGACAGTGAGGGCGGCCGAGTCTTCGATTGCCCTCATCGCCCCTTCGTTCACGTTCAAGACTGACGTATACTCTAGGAGGTCGGTCAGCTTGATAACCCGGCCCAAGCTGTTGATGGACACGTTGATCTTGCGCGAGGAAAGGACGGCCGCCGAGTTACCGGAGGCTTCGGCAAGAAACGAGGAGGCAGCGGCAAGGCGGCGAAAGGCATTCCAAGTTACCTGGACGCCTTCACCCTGCGGAATCTGGAAAACCATCCCAGAATCCTGCACGGCCTTGTAGTAATAAACCTCGTCGCGGAGGGTGCGAATTACGCGCCGCTCGAAATACGAACTTAGTAAGTTGTCATTTGAGGTAGTAGAAGTCCCTAAGTCAGCCAATGTTTATGTCAGATGCCGATTTGTTACCAGCGCAACCCCTTGGATTTCCAGAAAGCCTTCTCAGCTTCGGGAGTGAGCCCTTTAACATGGGCGTCAATCGCCTCCTGAGTAGACAAATCCGGCCCAGTGGGCTGGACTACGACACGCGGGGCCGGACCAACTGGCGTAGGCGGAGCCTTCGCTGTCAGTCCCGTGGGAGTCGGCAGTACCGTCCCCGTGAGTCTTTGTTTCTTCGTCTGTTCGGCTAGGTAGTAGTCATAGGCTTCCGTCCAGGGCTTAGGCGATTGATTGATCCAAGGCTTCGACTCCCGTATCTTAGCGAGGGCATCGAAGCCCTCTGGGGTCAAGACACTCTGGTCGTATTTCGCAATCGCTTCCAGCTCTGAACGTCGGTCCTGGTCCTCTAACTTAACCCGTAGAGTTTCAGTAAGGCTCTGCTCTGAGGCGTAACGCGCCTCAGCCATCTTCACCTGGACCCTGGCCTGTGCGATAGCCTGTCCTTGGGGCATCTGATAGCCGTAAGCAGCGGCCTCATTGATGAGGTCGTTAGCTACTTGAATCTCAAAGGCTGTTAGCGGTACTTGATTGACCGCAGGCACAACAGGCGCGACATTCGGCGAAATATTCTGCTGAGAGAGGCGGTTGACTTCGTTCATCTTCTGACGGAGTTCCTTCTCTTTTGCAGCGTATTTCGCTAAAGCCGCCTCTGCGTCTACGGTTGACTTAGCTACCTTTTCTGCGTCCATGGTTCCGTCTGCAGCTTTGAATTTGTCTGGAACCTTAACATCGGCCGTGGCTGTATTCGGTTGCGATTCAGGCTCAGGATTCATTACGGCAGGCTCTACAGCAGGAGTCGGCTCCGACTCGGCTTTAAGTGCGGCCATATCAGCCGCAAAATTCCCGCGCTCACCAGTAAACCCAGGGACAGGCGGCGTGGCAACAGCGACACCAACAGCTTGCGGTGCCTGGTTTAAGTCAACCACGATAGTAGAGGCTTCTTCCATTTTATTCTCCTAGGATTGTGATGCCATCAGCATCAGTCCATTCCATTCATTTTGCCCTGTCCTCTCGGATTGAGGGTCCGGCATACGATTACCTTTGCGGCAATTTTCCTGCTTCGTTAAAATTTGGAGATTAGACTCGACATGGAGACCGGTAACGGCTTCCCCGCGCAACGGGTAGATGTGATCTACCTCATGGGGTACTGCCGTGATTCGCGACAACAGTTCTGCGTCTGAGTAGAATTTAGAAATAGCCTTCATGTCAGCCCATGCCGGGGTGGCTTTCAATTTGGATGCGTGTCCCGCGGCTGAATTTCTTGCTGATGTCGCTCTAAACTTTGCCGTTTTCATGTGCCTTGATTTTATAGCGCACCGCCTGGTCTTGTTGTTTAATTCCCACGCCGCCATATTGCCCTTGTAGCGCGAGGCATTTTCTTTGTTCCATGTGAGGCTTCTGTCGTTGGTGCATTTTTTGCATCTCGCATCAAAACCAGACAAGCTCCGTTTGTCAACGGTGAATGCGGCTAGTTCTTTCTTGTCTCTGCACTTCGTGCAAGTCTTCATTTCTGGCCGTCCAGCAGGCATGAATCCAAAAACAACAGAGCATCCGGTACTGTGCATATCTCCGTTACACCAGTAGCCGTCGCACTTAGGCTGTGCGCTCATTTGGCGTTGTCCAACAGCTTTACTGCATCGTGTATTTCTTCCAAAAGATTCCGGCATCCTTCCGACTTACCGGCCTTGAAATACGCCTCGGAACCAGTGGCCTGTACCGTTTTGTGAATTAAAATTTCATAGAACTCATCCAATGGGGTCTTCATGTGTTCCGCGAACATGGGCTCAATGTCCATACGCCACCCTGCCGTATTCATCATGTCCCGAAGCCGATGGGCGCGTTCCATCTGGGGGCTCACTTAGGCGGGCCTCCCGACTCCTGGCCGGGCTTCGGAGTCTGCGCGGCCGCTATCTGCGCAACCTGTTGCTGTGCCAGCATTGACGCCTTTTCCATGATCTGTACGGCCTCTGCCTCGGGGATGATGAACCGATCACTGTCGATGTCCATCGAGCGCAATTCCTCTTTGGCAATCTCAACTCGATTAGCCCAGGGGGCCATTCCGAACTGCTGATCCCAACCGGCCAGCTGCGCCTGACGTTGCGCCTTGTTTTCTTGCTCAAAAATCCCGAGCGGTGTGTACGAGTAGGCATTATCGAACTGCTCGGGCGTGGGCATCTGGACCGTCTGCGCCCTCTCGGGGCCAAGAGCAAGGGCATAGTCCTCGGGGGAGTAGTTCTGATATATTAGTTTCAAGAACGCCTTGAAATACTCCCGTTGAGCCCCGAATTCACTCAACATGCCTAAGTACGCTATCTTCAGCCCCGTTACGCCCTGCTGAATCCTCTGTGCCCCTAGTGTGGTATTCTGGTTATCCTCAGTGCCGAGCGTAGTCGCGGTGACAGACGTGCGCTCCTGGGCCGCGCGCTCCCATTCCTGCGACTCGATGAATGATTCCCTCGCTGGCGGTGACATCTCGATCTGCTTAAAGAGTTGGTCTATATTCGTCAGCCCGTCTTTGGCCTTTAGCCTGATGGCTGACCCGTCCATCCAGTTGTCGAGATCCTTGCTATCGACCAGGCTCTTTTCGATGACGGCAAAGACCTTCTTTAGGCTGATCGCCCCGCCATCGAGCCTCTGGTTGACAGTTTCAGTGGCTACAGCCTGAGCGTCCTTCAACATCTCAGGGATGCCACGCCCGTAGAACTGCCCGGCGACAGGCATATAATCGTCTTTGTACAGGTCCGGCTCTCCATCGTAGGATTCGTTGGGGTAAACGCTGATGACTGTGGTATCGTGAAAGCGAACACGAGCAGGCATGAGAGCTTCGGGGTCGTCTATTTCCTCTCCGTTGATTAGCACCCATTTCTTAGGCAAACGTGCCTGGATTTCGTAGCACTCAAAGATTCTGCTGTGATCGGTACGCTCAATCTTACCTTCGACTATGTGCCGGTCAGATTGGGTAGTCTGCTTGTCGATAGGTATCGACTCGTTAGAAGGGACTGATTTCAGAGCTTCTATGGCTTCCGGTAAGACATAACCGGGCTTGCCTTCCGGCGTCGGCTTTGCCCCGTTTAAGATATCCTCGTAAGTCGTTTTGTAGCGTATCGCAATAGGGTTGCCTTTGATCTTTAGTGCCTGTGGGTCAGGGAACACATCCCAAATGCTGATATGCCGAAAGCGAACACCGCGATAGATGACCTGTGGCTTGACCACTTGCTTGCGCCCGATGGGCTGTAGCTGTCCGGTCATGGACCGTTGAACCGATGCGCCGCCGTCCTGTTCAGGCGATACGACATCCTCTAAAATCTGCTCCCAAACCAAGCGATCTTCAATGACCGTGTGAAAGTAAATCTGAGCGAAGCCGCTACCGTAGGTCGTCTTGTCCTCTAGGACATCATTCCTATTTATCTCATACTCAGCCTTTTCGCGCTCACGAAGGACTAAATCACTGATGTTATCTGACTGGTCAGCACCAGGCACGTTCTGCGGAACGATACCTTTGCGGGCCTTAACGTCAATCGGTGGCCTCGGACCGACCTCAGTCTTGAATAGTTGAGCCTGGGCATTCTCCCGATGGCTCGCCGTCATGGGCCATACGGCCTTACTTTGCCATGGCTCTTTGCGCTTTGCTACCTCTGGGTCAAAGACCCCATCAGCACTGCGTTGCCACTTGGCCCAATCTGTCTCATAGGAGGACCGCCGCCACGCCTTTGCCCTGGTAATGAATTGCTGCGCCCAAGAAAGTAGACCCCTGAGCATATCCTCACGGGATAGCACGACGGTTTCCGGTGTAACCGCTTCTGGCTGCTCACCGGGCAAAGGGGCATCTATGGGGTCCTGGGCTATTGGTTCGAATGTAGTGCCAGCGTTAATCATCCCGATTGCCATCCTTGTCTGTATACCTGACCTCATGAGTCATATGGTTCTTCAAGTCAGCCCTGGACGGTAGTATCTTGTCGCAGGTAAAGCACTTAATCGAGTGGTAGGCTTTGCGCTCAACTTTGACTTCCTCCTTAACCCACTTCAAAGCATCCCCCCCAACTTAACTAAGCAGACGATAAGTGCGCACATCCCAAGGCAAACGCCCACGATAATAGCTGCTTCTCTTGTGTCGCGGCATTTACCGCAAAGTGTAGACCCGCTGGATTTCGGCGCGAAGCAATCTCGGCTGGCGCAAGGTAGTGGTATCACTAGAGATGCCGTTGCGTAGCCTTTGGAAAGGCCGGTAGGAAGATAGATGCCCCATGATCTTTTATTCCTGCCCCATCACGAATCCTGTCAGTCGTGGCGATGATTAACCTTTGGATTGTTTCAATCTCTCTGCGGATGATGTCGTTATTCTGCGTATACTGGATCATCTGCAAAGAGTCGATGGCACTATCAGCGTAGGCAAGGGCTGAGATTGCGGAGTCGCGGCATTCCTGGGGCTTCATACATTCACCCCGAAGAACGGTTGTCTACCCTGCTCCCATTTAACGGGTACTTCTACCTCTGGATTGCTCATTACGAGATACCGGCTACAGTCGCAGAAGTCCTTAAAGTGGTTGTCTTTGGTCTTGGTGCGGCTCCCGGATAGCGACTTGACATCCCAGGCCCACTTAGACATGCTCTCGATTGTATTGGTGCAGTTGGGCGACACCGTAAGCCGCGGATGATTGGCGGCGTCAATCGGCAGTGTCTTGTTGAAGTGGAGGAA